CTGGCGCAAGTGGCACTGGCACACTGCCTGCCGGTATCACAGCTGGCACCACTTATTACGTCATCGGTTACACCGCTTCAACTGGTGTACTGCAGGTTTCCGCCACGGCTGGCGGTTCAACCATTGCCATCACTGACGATGGTACGGCAGTATCGCCTAACGCATTCCAGGTTGAATACGCAGACTATGCCGCTGTGGGCGATGTGCGTGAGTGGTCCTTTGAAATCACTCGTGAGGAGATTGACGTTACGACCATCGGTCAAACCCTTGGCCAGTACGCTCCCTTCCGTCGTTACATCACCGGTTTTGCTGACGGCAGCGGCTCTGCCATGGTTTACCTCAGTGATGACGACAGCACGCTCGGTAACCGCATGGTTCAGGACGTGATTCAGCGCCAACAATCGGGTGCCAGCTTCAAGCTCTACATTGATCGCGTCCTCAGTGGCGGCAGTATCAGTGCTGCGCTGAGCCGTAGCATTGAGTTTGACGCAGTGCTTACCTCTGCCAGCCTGACCGTCAACCCTGACGACGCTCAAATGGTAGAGATCGCCTTCCGTCCATCTGCTGCACCTACCTTCGACTTCAGCAAGAGCTGATACTGAAGACGGAAATTACCAAGCCCTTGGGTTGCACCGAGGGCCTTTTTTATGCTTAAAGTAGAGCGCAAGTCAATCATTCTTATGCCTGCTCAGTCGATGCGTGCGCTTGATCGCCTCAAAAAAGCAGCAAATTTGACGCCAAGCAAAAAGACCGCGAAATTATCGGACGGCACGGAGTTTGAGTTTTACTGCACGCCGCTGACCATGGCAGAGCGTGAGCGTGCACAAAAGACTGCTGGCAGCGATGATGCCACGGCTTTTGCTTTGCAGCTGCTGATCCAAAAAGCAAAGGATGAGAACGGCGAACCACTGTTTCGTGCAGGCGAAATCGCTGAACTCAAGAACGAGGTTCGGGATGTTGACCTGCAAAATCTGATGCTTGCAGTGCTCACCAACACCGAAGAAGCTAAAGAGGAAGACGCAAAAAACTAATCAGCCAGGTCAAGCGCGACCCAGAACTAAGGTTTTTGGCGCGTCTGGCAAGAGATCTAGGGTACACCCTGCGCGAGCTTATGGAACGGTTGACGCAGGAAGAACTAATGATATGGTTTGCCATTTATTCGGTAGAAGCAGAAGAGCATGAAGCAGCGATGAAAAAGGCACGGCGGCGATAGACTGATTATCAGAGCTGAACGATGCTGCTGTGTCTGTCGTTGCCAACGTTGCCATTAACGTTGATGCCGGGAACGCGGTTCAGCAGCTTAATCGTGTAGACGCGGCCGCAAAGGGTACACAGAAAGGTTTTGACGCTGCAGGATTGGGCGCTAAGGGCTTTGGCGCAGCTTTACAGGCGTCACTTGGTCCGTTAATTGCGTTTACAACGGCAGCCGAAACAGTAAGGAAAAGTCTTGAGACTGCGTTTGCCCGTGGAGCGGCTGAGCAGCGATTAAAAAATCTGACCGGCTCCACAAAGGAATTTGAAACAGCTACAGCACTTGCCGCCAATGCGGCTGATCAGTTTGGGTTGACGCAAACTCAAGCGACCGAGGCATTCGCTGATGCGTACGGCAGATTGAGCGGTCTTGGGTATGGACTCAAAGAAGTCAACGATATTTATTCTGGCTTCAATGTTGTTGCCAAACAGGCTGGTGTTTCTTCTGAAGATGCAGCTGGGTCATTCCTGCAGTTGTCGCAGGCAATGGGCAAAGGTGTTTTGAATGGCGATGAACTGGCAATCATCTTGGAAAGAATGCCTCAACTTGGCACTTTGCTTGCCAAGGAAATGGGTGTAGGCGCAGGGTCGATCAAGCAGCTTGGCTCAGAAGGGAAAATAACCGGGGATGTTATTTACAGGGCACTTGAACAAGCGTCAAGCAGTGCTGGCGAACTTGGCAGCAACCTAAATGCTCAGCAGAAAACCTTTGCAGAATTAAGCCAAGTTGCGGATCAGCTCTTTAACTCGCTTGGAGAGGCGTTAGGGCCGGTCGTTATTGCCGGAGCCCAGCTATTAGCGAAGGCGGGAGAAATACTAAGTGATAGATGGAATTACGTCGCGAATGTTTTATTCCCGCAAGTCGTAAAAGCAATTGAGCCACTAAGGGCGGCGATTGCTAGTGCCGTCGAAGGTATTGACTTTAGTGTGATTACCACTGTAATCCAGAACGTTCTTATTAAGGGTTTCCAAGCGGCGGTTGGGATTATTGGAAACTTTTCAAAAGTGCTTGCGTTTGTGATTACCAAGTTCAAAGAGTTATCGAATAATCCGGTATTTAAGTTTATTGCCGATCAAGTTGGCAGGCTGCTTAACAGTCTTGGTCTAACAACAAATCATGTTGTTGAATACAAAAAAGAACAGGAAGGCGCTGCGCAGGCAACAGCTAAAAACGTAAAAGAATTTAGCAAATTACCACCACAGGCGGTTGACTTAAAGGCAAAGCAAGCTGCCGTAAAAGCTGAACTAAGCGCGCAGTTGGCAGTGCTTGCCCAGCAAAAGCAAATCAATGAGCAAAATAATCAGCTTATCGACTCACGCCGCAATCTGTTGTCTGGCTTAAACCAAATAGATCAACAACGATTTTCGACTCAATTAAAATATGCGCTTTCGTTTGAGCAAGAGCTAGGTGTTCTCAATCAAATTCAAAAAGCCAAACTGCAGGCGAACAAACTCGATGAAGAAAGCGCAAACATTCAAGCGCAAAGAAACATTGATAATGCTTACATTGCCGCAGAAGAGGCAAAGCTAAAAGCCCAGGCGGCTGCAGCCGATTTAAAGGCTCTTGATGTAAATGCCGAAAACTACAATCTCAAGAAACTTGAACTAGAAACCATTATCAATGGTGCTGCCATCGCCGAACGTGGGATTGGCGTTGCCTATGAGGTGGCACAAAATACACGTGAAGCGGCTGCCGCGAAGAGAGAGCAGGCTGATGCTGCCGCAAGGCAAGAGATAAGCGAACAGCGTGTGGCGGCTTTTGCTGCGGAGGCAGCTCGCCAAAGCGAAGCGTTTAATCGTTCGGCGCAGGAGGCGTCAAACTATTTAAGCAATACGGTCAAACAGGTCGACGCAATAGCCCAGTCGCAAATAACTATAAACAACGCCCAAATTCAAAGTCTTACAAACAACTTAAAGACAGCAGAAACAGATGGCGAGCGTGTTCGCATTTTAAGCAAAATTCGTAATCTTGAAGTTGCAAATGCTGGATTTACGCTACTAGCAACACGCGCTCAAATCACTGCGGAAGTAGAACGTCAGCGCATCGCCATGGATGTGGCCGAAGTCAAATACAAAGAACTTCAAGCCGTAGTGCAATTAGCGGCCGCACAAAAAGTACTTACCAAAAATCATATAGAAGCGCTTGCTGCGCAAAGGTCTGCATTGAATATTGCACAAGATAATTACGCCACATCAATTCAGGTTGCTAATGAGCAATGGCGTGCTGCTGACGCAACGTATAACGCAGCTGTAAACGCAGCAAACCTCAAAGCAAATATGGAAGGTACTGCCGCCGCTGCTGGCGCAGTCGCTGGAGCCATGGACCGCGTAGCCTCCGCATCAGTCGGGGGTGGAGCTAGTGTTGGAGGAGTGGATTTCGGTGAAGCAGGACAAAACGCTTGGTTTATGAAAAACTTTTACGAGGCGACACAAGAACTAAACAAGCGTAGTCGCGAATTCACCCCTGCCTCCTTTACCAATGCCTATAACGCAATCGTCAACGACTATTTAGCACTTGCAGAAGGTTACAACCAGCGTAAAGCCCAAGAGCGTTTTGCTTCTGCACGAGAAGAATTTACAGGGGGAAGTACGGAACGGCAGTCTGCTATGCGGTCTTTTGGGCAAAGCACTTCATCAACCGCTGCTGGTGCAGGCGTCAGCCCTCAAGTCAACATCACCACCGGCCCGGTTATGCAAATGGACGGCACCAACTACGTCACCCAGCGTGATCTCGTGTCAGCCACTGGCACAGCCGCTAGACAGGGTGCGAAGATGGCTCTGGACATGCTGCAGAACAACCCAGCTTCCCGCCGTAGCACTGGTGTGACGCGATGACGACCTACACACCCCAGTTCTACCTCCAGATCGACAACATCACTTCTGGCAGCCCTGTTCTTGTAGCCCGCTACCAAAACTTCGCCGTCGACCAAAACGTTACCTACACCGGAAACAGCTACAGCTACGCACCATTTGACGTTTCCGACATGGTGCAGCAACGCTCTGCCGGCAAACTATCCGTAACCCTCACCTTCCCTGGAACACCCACGTTCGTCGACCTGCTGACAGCCGCTGTTGTCACCTACAGGTACAAATTTTCGCTGGTCTTTACTGCAGCTGAAATTTTGCCGTCCATCTTTACCACTGTTGTGGGTATTGCCGAAACGGGATCTAGCGATTTTTCTGGTGTCAGTATTGTGATCTCGGACGGCATCGACACCACCGAAGCCCAGATCCCACGCCGCAAAGTTACTTACGACATGGTGGCCTTCGACTAATGCCACGTATCTACCGCCAAGCGGCGACTAACGCCAACACCCTTGCCCTCCGCAAGGACGAACAGGGCAACCTTGTCCGCCGCCCAACACTGGAACTATCCACTCCGCTTAAGCCAGCGGAAGTAGGGCAAACTATCCCCATTGTTTTCTGCAAACGTGTCAGCGGTGTAGGAGGCGCCTGGATCACCCCACCACTGGTACGCACCGGACTACAAAACTTAAACGAAAACGCCATATTTAGTCACGCTTTTCTACTGAGCGATGGTCAAATTACAGCGCCAGTTGCGGACTTTGATACCGATATTCTTATTGGCTATTACCCCTGGGGCGGTTATCCGGGTTTAGGCGATTTTATTACGAACCGCTTTCAAGAAGTTACATACGGATCGCTTCCTACAACTAATAATGTATACACGTATAACCTTACTCAGTATTACGATCTAGAAACAAATACATACTACACAACGCCTGTAGCAGCTGGAGGTAACGCTTATTACCACAACGTAAGCGCGCCGATTACTGAAACAGGCACAGGTACAGTAACAATCTCATCAAGCTCTCCTTTTTGCACGAGGCTTTCTTGGTTCACAACAATTTTCGGGGGCAATGAATTTACTGTTCAGTACAACAACAACAACTCATTTACTGGGACTACAATACGCACACAAGGAAGCATATCTACTGTTACGTGGGATTACGAGTTCTCCGATGATACTGGCGTGTTAAGTTCAGGAAGTAGCTCCATCGGTGCAACTCGCCTTCGTAGCACTAGCGTACTTTTAACTACACTTAAAGTTACGCTTACCAACCCAGAGTACGTCCCCTTAGAGTACACTGATAACTTTCTTCCTAACACAACGTACGATAACTTTAATGTTATTGATCAACAAGTCTTTCGTGTAAACGAAACAATACGCAAGCCCTTTATTATCCCTGACCCCCTAAACCTTTCGCTTGTCTACCGAGAAACAACAACAGGCGACTTTAGCGGCATGACAGTTTTGGGCTTGAAGGGGGCCCATGAAATGATTGACAAAACCGATCCTGTAAACGCATCAGTAACAGATGATCTTGTCGATCAAGTCAATAATTTCCACAATACCCAAGCCTCTGTATTCTGCTCTAACGGGATCAACGTCTACAACTTAATTACAGCAACGACTGGCCCAAGTAACAATTACGCAGATCTCGTAAACCATCTAGGGCTTCAGTACACAGAAACAATCTCAATGGATACGACGTCGCTAACCGCAGCGGCAAACTTTACCAACACAAACAACCTGTTTTTTAACGGCGCCCTCGTTGATGCCGTCAACTACAAAGAGTGGATCGAGTCAACAGCAGGATTTTTCTTGCTCGTTCCCTTAAACCTTGAATCTCGCATTGGTCTTCGCCCGGCACTGCCCGTAACCGGAGCCCACGCTATCAACACTGGCGTACTAACTCCGGCTTATACATTTGACGAAGAGACAATTGTTGAAGGTACTTACGCCGTTGACTACATCCCGCTTTCCGAGCGCAAACCGTTTGAAGCGGTGATGCTGTGGCGCGACCAAGCGGACACAACTGGCGCAGGTTTCGATCAACCTTTTACAACAAGCCTCAAAGTTCGCTACGCCGCTGATACCGGAGTTTTGCCTCAAGAGCAGTACGACATGAGCGATTTCTGTGTAACTAGCGCCCATGCAGCACTCGCCGCAAAGTATTTCTTAGCGAAGCGCAAACGCACCACGCATAACGTCTCATTCTCAACCGACATTTTCACCACACTGGGACTCAAGCCCGGCGATCTGATTGCGATTGAATTGGATCGTGTCACCAGCGACGGCACCAGCCGCACTGAGACCAACCACTATTTGATCGACACGTTGACTCGGCGGATGGACGGCACAGCATCCATTACAGCCGAACACTTCCCGCTGAGTAGCGGCGCTAGTGTGATAGCAACGGACATTGTTAGCGGCAGCTTTACCGTCGTATGACCGCCTTCCCCGCGCTAACACCAGCAGCCCGTTCCTGGACACCTGGAACGAAGCCGATCAGCACATTTATGAGCATGGGCGGCCGTGAAATCCGTTTCCGCCACGGCAGTCGCACTGTCGGACAACGCCTGACCTTGGAATTCACCAACGTCACTGAAGCCGTCGGCAAACAAATCACCGATCACTACGAAACCGTCGATACCACCTTCGAATCGTTCACCGTCCCGGCTGCTGTTTATGGCGGCATGGACGGCTACGACTACATCATTTCCGCCGGCAACGAATGGCGCTACGCCGGTCCACCACAAGTCACTTACAACTCCCCCGGCTACCAAACAGTCAGCGTGGAACTTATTGGCGTCGTCGCCCCGCCTAGCCCATGAGCACCCGCTACTTCACCGGAATTGATGGTGCGCTGCTAATTGGCGGCACCCAAATCGCCAAAGTGCGCAGCTGGAGCCTATCGGCAACTGCCGACACTATCGAAACCACCACAACTGCCGACTACGCCCGCACCTACGTTTTCGGCCGCCAAGGCTGGAGCGGCAGCTGCACCGTTCTGTATTACGAAAACAGCGCTGGGGCATTGGCGATGCAACCGCTGCTGGCTAACACGATCCGCACAACGTCACTGCCCAGCACAACGACGCATGTTTTGAAGTTGCAGCTGACCTCAGCTCGCGCCATCCAGGCCAATGTGCTGATCAACTCTGCCTCGATTAGCGCCAGTAGCGGTGAAGTTGTGGAGGTTTCCGTAGACTTCGTTGTGACAGGGCTGCTGACCGAAGCCACGATGGGGGCCTCCTGATGTCTGGCATCTATCTCGGCAATGGCGGCCTAATAAAACTACGCCGACTATCCGGGCGTTCCTTCAATTCAGTAATCGACGACAATGCAGTAAACGTCTCAGCTGGGCGACTGGAACTTGACTTCGGCTCGAACGTATTTACAACTGGCGACCGAGTATCAATTACCAGCGCAAGTCCGCTTGACTTCATTAACGGCTACACACAAAACTCTGTAAGTGCCTACGTCAACGTAGACACCTTGGGCGGAATTCGCCTCTACGACACTTGGAAAAAGTCCATCAATAATGACCCCAACGAAGCATTTGTACTGGCCGATCCAGCAAGCCCCTATACAGCAACATTTGAACTTCTAGGTGATGGCTACCGCGACCTAGGCCAAATTCTCTCGTACACACTTAGCACCAGCAGAAATTCCGTAGACGTCACAGCGCTAGGTGACGCTTACTCCGCACAAATAGGAACGCTAATCAGCGGTAGTGGCAGCATTGAGTGCCTATGGGATTACAGCGCTGGTGCGGGAGACGTCGAAAATTCGATGTACTTCCACCAGCTAATCCTGCGTCAACAACTAGGCAGCACCTTCAAAGCAGCCCTGGTACTAAAAACTGCAGATAGCGCCCCAGTTGGAGGCGTCAGCGGCAACCCCACGGAATCGCTGTACTACTTAATTAACGCTGTCGTCACAAATGTGGCGATGTCCTTTGAGCCTTCAGAGCCCGTTCGGTCCACGATTGATTTTGCAACGACCGGACTGATCGCAATCCGTTACGGCGACGTAGCAGACGCGCTACTTCTGCAAGAGTCAGAAGACGAAATCCTGCTGGAGCAAAGCTCAGGCAGCTTGGAGCTTGAAGCGGCTTAAACTGTACACACGGAGGCTTTGCTATGGCCAATCTCAAGATCAGTCAGCTGGCAGCCATAGCGGAAGCGGACGTTGTATCCGCCGACGTTTTGGCTGTTGCGGATATTTCGGCAACTGAGACCAAAAAGATCACCGCCGCCGACCTCGTAAAGGCTGGCGCCCGACTGAACGCCGGTCCAGTCACCTTTGGCGATGACGTTGTTATCAACGGCGACCTCACGGTCAATGGCACCAGCACAACGATTGAAAGCACCACGCTTGTCGTCGAAGACAAAAATATCGAGCTTGGCGCAGTCGCTACTCCCACCGATGTAACTGCTGACGGTGGCGGCGTAATACTGCTTGGCACACTGCCCAAGCTTCTGGTTTGGTCCAATTCGACCGACTCTTGGACAAGCAGCGAGCACATTGACCTCGCCAGCGGCAAGAGCTACTACATCAACGGCAGCCAGGTCTTAAGTAGCACAACACTCGGCAGCGGCGTTACAGGCTCCAGCCTCACCAGCCTCGGCACCGTCACCACAGGCACCTGGAGTGCTTCGACCATTGCCGTCAACAAGGGCGGAACTGGTCAAACCAGCTACACCGACGGTCAGCTGCTGATTGGTAACAGCACAGGTAACACGCTGACGAAAGCGACCCTGACCGCTGGAACCGGCGTCACGATCACCAACGGCAACGGCTCAATCACCATTTCAGCCGCTGGATCTGGTGGAACAGTCACCGGCGTCACCGGCACTGCTCCAATCGCAAGTTCGGGTGGCACAGCCCCTGATATTTCGCTGAGTCTTAAGGCGAATGGCGGTCTTGTTACCGAGACCAATGCACTGGCTGTTGACCTTGGCGCCAGCAGCATCACTGGAACACTTGGTGTTGCAGACGGCGGCACCGGGCAAACCACCTATACCGACGGTCAACTGCTGATCGGCAATAGCACCGGCAACACCCTTACCAAAGCAACACTGAGTGCCGGTACCGGCATCACAATCACGAACGGCAGCGGTTCGATCTCCGTAGCCGGCACCGCCGCTTCTACTTCTGTTGCCGGCGTCGTACAACTAACGGATAGCACCAGCAGCACTAGCACTACAACTGCTGCTACTCCCAACAGCGTCAAGTCCGCATACGACCTGGCCAACGCAGCGCTCCCCAAAGCCGGTGGAACGCTTACAGGCGATCTACTGCTGGATAACCAGTCAGATCTGCGTTTCGGGGAAGCCACCGGACATGGCGGCAACTGGGTTGCTTTCCAAGCACCCTCCACAGTTGCAAGCAACGTCACTTGGACACTGCCCAGTGCTGACGGCACCGCATCCCAAGTCCTAAGCACCGACGGCGCTGGAACACTGAGCTGGACAACACCTGCCTCTGGTGCAGGACTAGATACCGCGCAGACTTGGACCAAAGGTCAACGCGGCGAGATTACAGCTCTTACTGATGGGGCTACGATCACGCCAGATTTCAGCGACAGCAACAACTACAGCGTGACTCTTGGCGGTAACCGCACCCTCGCCAACCCCACCAACTTGGTGGCTGGGCAGTCCGGCTGCATCTGGATCACGCAGGACGGCACCGGCTCCCGCACGCTGGCATACGGCAGCTACTGGGACTTCACCGGCGGTACCGCGCCGACATTAACCACAACGGCTAACGCCGTGGACTGCTTGGTGTATGCCGTGCAGAGCAGCACCAAGATCACTGCCCAACTGATCACCAACCTGAGCTGAGCTAATGATTCCCGGAAGCGCTAATCCTCTCCTGCTTGCTACTGCTGCAGCCGGAGGATATTCCATTAGCAGAAGCCTTCGATTCAATTCAAGTGACAGTGCCTACGATGGCCAGGAGGTGGCAGCATGACTATTCCAGGAAGTGCAAATCCGCTGCTTTTGGCTGCCGCCGTCGTAAATGTCACTCCCACAGTTGAATACTTAGTAGTTGCTGGCGGCGGCGGTGGCGGCGCGGGTGGTGGTGGTGGCGGCGGAGCAGGAGGCTTTTTAACGGCATCCAGTTTTTCGGTTTCACCTGGAATTTCCTATACGGTCACAGTTGGAGCTGGAGGAACGGGTGCAGAAGGAAGCGCAACTCCTGGGCCTGGAGGAACTGGCAACAATTCAGTATTCTCATCAATTACTGCAACCGGAGGAGGTGGCGGTGGTAGCAAAGTAGGTAATTCAGCACCAACCACTGGCGGATCTGGTGGTGGAGCTTACGGAGACACCCTATCTTCGGTAACTGGTGCCAACGGAACCACTGGGCAAGGCAATAAGGGTGGCAACAATATAAGCACTGGCCAGGGCTACCCCGCTGGCGGCGGCGGTGGAGCTAGCGCAGCGGGATCAAATGGGTCAACGAATCAATCAGGCAAGGGCGGAGATGGAACAGCATCATCAATTACTGGTTTATCAGTTACCTATGCAGGAGGTGGCGGTGGCGGTGGTACTGCGAATGGTGCTGTAGCTGGTGCTGGTGGCTCTGGTGGCGGCGGCGCTGGAGGCGCGTATCTAGCAAACGGAACTTCAGGTAGCGTGAATACAGGAGGCGGCGGTGGCGGCAGTGGCGCAAATGTTTCACCACCTCCTTATTATTTAGGAGGCAACGGCGGGTCGGGAATAGTGGTCATCCGCTATCTTGATACTTATCCTGCTGCCGCCGCAACTACAGGAAGCCCAACGGTTACAACATCGGGGGGTTACCGCATTTACAAATTTACTAGCTCCGGGAGCATTACTTTCTAATGGCACACTTCGCACAAATAGACACTAACTGGGTTGTGCAACAAGTCATTGTTGTTGACAATTCAATTTTGCTCAACGAGCAGGGCATTGAGTGTGACTGGCTGGGCGAACAGTTTTGTCAACAGCTTTATGGCGCCCATACTAAATGGATTCAGACCAGTTACAACGGTAATAAGTACAAGAACTTTGCCGGCATTAGCTTTACATTTGATCCGCATCGCAACGCTTTTATCCCGCCAAAGCCTTATCCGTCATGGTTGCTTAACGAAGGATCCTGCAGATGGGAGGCGCCAGAGCCATATCCAACAGATGGCCAACTTTATCAATGGAACGAAGACTCTTTGAGCTGGATTCTTTCAGAACAGTTGCCTCAGTAGTGGAACAAATAGTGTGCCCCACCAGTGAGCAGATGTAACAACCTGAACTAATGACCCACTCCTTCTCTGAACTCACCAAAGGCATCAGCCAAAAGCGCCGTGAACAGATCGAACAGCGTAAAGAAGAGATCCGACGCAAGTGGTTTGAAACCCCATTAGGGAACAAGGTTAAAGCGTCGGCATTTCGTAGTCCTGTGTCGTATTGCAGTAGTGCTTCCAAATAACCTCAGCTGTATTACCAGCCCATTTAGCGACTTGCGCCACAGGTATTCCCGCCTCAATCCACCGGCTGATTGCTGTATGGCGCAGATCGTATGGCCGGTAACGGTGGCTAGTTAATCCGGCGCTGTGCAATTCCTTCGCTCTGTCATAGAAAAAGCTTTGGAACGCATATCTGTTGTACGGGAAAATATATTCGTTGTCCTTGTCAACAGATTCAAGAATATCCATGCACTTTTCGTTTAAAGGCACAACGCGTTTTTTGTTTGTTTTTGTGGAAAGTTTTAAGCCGTGCGTAAGGGTGTAATTGCAGTGGATCAACAGTTTTCCATCCTTTAGGTCAGTCCACTTGGCAGCGCGAACCTCGCCTGTACGCATTGCTGTCTGCAACATAAATTCTGAATAAGCTGACCACCGTGCGCCACGTTTTGTTTGGCGAGCTTCCAATGCAGTAAGCAAAAGCGCCACTTCACTGCGCGGAATCACGATAATCTCTTCATCCATCTGGGGCGCTTTCGGCATCCGAAAACTAGCAATCGGATTTTTAGGCAGGTAGGCAATGTCTTCGCTGCTGACCCAGCGGTAAAGGGCCTTGACATACATCGCCACACGGCGGCTGGACTTGACGGGCTGCTGACCCAAAATCCATGTAAGAACCTGTCTGCCTTGCTCCAGTTCCGTAACCGGACAGCGCTCGATCCACTTATCGACTTGCCTGTAGTCCGCCATGAGACTGGTGGGACACAAGACGGCGGAACGTTCCGCGTGGAACTCGGCCCATGCGCTTTGGAGGGTGTGTGGCACAGTAGTCGCCTACAAGGCCGAGTAAAGTACAGCCATACGTGCCTCCTGTCTAGGTCCAGTACAGATGTTTCTGTTAGACGGCAAGCCACTGAGCCCAGACGTGGCGTTCACCCACGACGGCATCCAGTACCCCGCCAACTGGCTGCGTCTAGCAACACCTGAAGAGCGCACCGCCATCGGC